GTTCCTCCCTGAGGAATAGGGAGAAGCCGTGAGTCGATCTGAAGTAATCGTTTAAATCCTCGAATGTTTGTAATGGCATAGGTACACAGGTGCTTTTGTTACTCATCCGCTACTTCCGTCTCTAGGAGTAGCATCCAGGGCTCCGTGGGAATAAAATCCAACTCAAACAGCTGATTGCTGCAGTTGCAGTATATCAGTTTAGACTCCTGGCCTTCCGGATAGAACCATAGCAGTTGGTTTTTAAGATCCATCTTGCCGGGGTCGGGTACGGTTTTGCCCCTCTTCAGTCTAAAAAGGGACCTGTGATGACCGTCCTTTATAGTCAATCCTTTGGCTCCGTCAAATCCCGCGTAACATGGCTTCATGATAAGTTCAGAACATGGAGTTGAATACAGGGATGAGGTCCTGAACGGAGACCGATCGACCATCCCCCTCGTCCTTCTGCTGCGAGACCGTCTTGGTGCTCGAGTCGGCGGACTTACGGAAGATCCTATCGATCTCGATAGAGGAGAGCCAGGCGTTGGCCACCGGGAGCTCGTAGATACCGTAATTATACCGCATCCAGGCCCAGCACCAAGCGTGAGCGACCTGAAAGAGTGCGGCGACTCTCTCGGCCTGGGGTTCTGGGCAGAGATACAGAATGCTGTCGTGGACGGACATGCAGAATTCCGCTTCCAACTCGTATTTATCAATCAGCCACTCCATCGCGGTCATGAAGGCGTGGAGCATGGCGCTCCCGGTCGACTGAATGCACCAGTTGTTACGCATTGTCCAGAAGTCAGTTCCGACGCTCGAGGGACGGAAGGCGGTGGACATCTTCGTGCCGCTGAGGGGGTTGATCGGGCAGGGCATGTTGGCGATCCTGGCCATCTCGTTGTAGGCGTAGGAGTCGGATCCACCGATGAGGGTTTGGGAGAGCCGAGAGGCTTTCTCGCCCTTCTTGATCTTGATGAGTTTTTTGCCCATCTCCATCGCTTCCTTCATCGGGATGTTCTTGTTGCCCTTGCGAATGGTATTGGCCAGGGTCTTGGCGCCGCATCCGTAGAGCATTCCGTAATTACAGCCTTTAGCAATCGCCCTGGAGATCCCGATGGCCTTGGCAGTCATCGAGTGCATGTCGCTCCCATCATCTTTCGATCCGGCGAGGATGGAGTGGGAGAATTGTGTACTCCCAGCCACTCTGTGCAATGAGTCGGCGAAGATGGATGCCACGACGGCTTCCTGGGCATCGAAGTCGGATTCGACAAATACGTAGCCGTCGGGAGCTTGGACGCGAGTCTTGATCTCGCTGCCAATCTTATCGTACTTGGGATCGGGCACGGTCAGCCACAGATTCTCCCCAGCACGGTTGGTTGAGGTGTTGTGGGGAACCGAGGCGGGGATGATGAGGGCAAATTCCTTGCCATTGGGGGCGAGAACTCGCTCCACGTTCTGCTCCCGGACCCTGGATCGGACACTGGTCCAGTAGGCGACGTTCACGGCGAGGGAGATGAGCTCTTTCGCCTGCGGGAGGTCAGAACTGAGAATCCCCGACTCGAAGTCCTCCACGTAATCCTTCGTAAGCACTCCGCCAACATTGACTCCCTCTCCGTCCTTGTGAGGGATACGAGTATAGTTACCACTGTCCTCGTCCTTGAAACACCAGCCCTTATCCGTGAAGAATTTGATAGGCTGGTCACCCCACTTGAGGCGGAGGAGCAGGTGCGAGAGGCGGTTCTTGGTGGAAATACCCTCGATAACGGGTTTGCCATCCACGAGGTCCTTAGCGGAGACGCTTCTCACCCATTTAGGTACTCCGTACCACTTGGAGCTGGGTTTTCCGGCCTTAGTGAGCTTGAAGCTGGCCTCCCAGTCGAGTTGGGAGAGCCACGGATCGTCCTTGATGTCCTCGTCGGTAAGCTCCCCCTCGTTCCAGGATTGATAGATCTCAGTGGCCATCTTGCCGAGGATCTCCTCCTGGCGGGCGATGGAATCCTCCCACTGCTTTTCGCAGTCGGCAAACCACTGATCCCAGTCAGAGACGACGGGGAGTTTGGCAGCGGAGATGCCGAAGTGTCCGGCGAGGGTGGTCAGGGACGGATTATTCTGGAGGTATTTGAGAACGAGGATCGAGTACAACTCGAAGGTGATCTTAACGTCATTGAGAGCGTACTTGATCAGATCGTCGCGCTGAGGCAGGAAGTCCGACATCGACGTGGCATCGACGAAGGTGTCTCTGATCTTCTTGTCCTCAGGCTCGAGCGGGATGGCTGGACGGCAGTGGAAGTTGTAGCAGTCGATGAGGTTATTCATCGATCCCTTATCCGCCCAGATCGGGTCGGCCTTATACATCGACTTCTTCGCCTGCTTCTGAATATACCACCAACGCTGGCCGGAGGCGAGGCCAGAGACGTTGATATGCGCCGACATCGTGTCAAACCACGAGTTCGTCTTGCCAAGGGCGTACGCCTCTGAGGTCCGGGCTCGGTCGTAGGCAACGTTGTGGGCGATGAACACCCCATCCTTGAGTCCCAGGTCCACTAGTTTGGGTGTGTAGGGAACTTTAGGATTTACGAAACTCTCGTGCATCCAGATGTAGTAGGCCTTCTCCGTGACCGCGGTGGCCAGGATCGGGTGGGCGAAATCGCTTCCTTTGACGAAGGTCTCGCAGTCAAAGACGCCGATCTTCTCCTCGATGCCATCCACCACCTCGGGAGAACCGTCGAATGGGTACTTTACCCATCCGGCGTACATGAAAAATTTAGTTTGATCAGGAGCGTCGGGAATCTCCGTGTAGGCAAAGTCCTTCATCAGGCGAACGCGGGCCTCCGTGACCTCCTTCGAGATGGCGTCAAAGTGCTCTTTGATATTAGAGGCCTGAAGCTCCGGAAGAGCGAAGTCGTCGATGAAGAAGTTGTCCGGATTCTTGACCGGAAAGTTGACTCCGAATCCCTCCATCTCCTCGCGGATATTATCGACTTTCTTGTCAGAAGGGGCCTTGTAGCCTACGCTATCGCCAAAGACCCTCGAGTTCATGGTGTCCGAGAGGACAACGTAGCCGAGGGAGTTCAGTTTGGACATAGAGAAAGCGTTCGTATACAGCAATCATACCACACAGCAAAAGCCCCGTCAAGGGGCAGTGACCGGTTGGTGGAGTGGCTTAGTAGTATATGAGGAATTCCTCACGATCGGTGTAGTACACTCCCACCCCTTCGAAGTTGGTGGCGTCGATGATCCTGAGGTTCTTGCGAAAGTACGGGTAGCCGTAGTGCCCGAAGAAGTACTCCGCGCCCGGCTCTATGTGATCCTCGAGCGGGTCGTTCTTGAACCAGGGGTAACCGATACCGTTGAGAATGTCGTTTCGGTTGGAGTCAGTGTAGTGGGGGTTGTAGTAGGCGTGGGCGCAGCGATAGGTCCTGCCGTAAGACTCGAATTCCAGGGTAAGAGGGGCCGTGGCTAACCAGTGGAGAAGGTCTAGGCGGTCTTTAAGCCCCATTTCCTTGAGACACTCGAGCGTGTACTTAACCTCCTTCTGCTTGATATCGTTCTTAGGAAGGACGAGGTTTTTGAGGATATAGTTCTCGTTGTTGCCAATGATAAAGGAAGCTTGACCTTCCTCCGTAAGAGATTTTATCTTGCAAAGCATCCGTGTCGGGGACGAGCGTCTCGATCTGCGGAAGAAAGCTTTGTGGTGGATGGTATCGCCTAGAAAGACGTAGTGGTAGTCGGGGGATCGTTGCAGGATCCGGTCCAGAGTCTCTATACGGCCATGAAGGTCACCAATGATGCAGTATTTGTCAGTACTCATCCCGGCCCTCCAGGCAACAGCCGGGTGCCCACCACTTTGGAGGCTCGGTTTTCCACATGGCGAATCTCCACTTCATCCAGTTGTAGTAGTTGCGGTAGGCCTGAACCGCGTTCCCTTCCACCTTGCAGAAGTCGGGCATGGCCTGGGCGGGCTGAGTATGCCCGAGCTTAGGAAAAGTATTTACGACTTTACGTTGATCTATGGATAAGAGGCTTTGTGAACCCGAGTGCTCCTTACCGTACCTGATTTTGAATTCTTCGCAGAGATGGTGCGTAAGGCTGTAAGTCCACTCGAAATTATCCATAGACTCCCTCACCCACTTGGGGCACGGGTGGTTTTTGAATGCTCGGACGGAGTAGAAGTTCCCGTCTTTTTTACGAGCAGGGTCGAGGCCATAGTGGGCGAGCGCGACACTCATCATCTGCAGGTGCTCTATGATCATCTTGTTGACGTGCTTGTCGCAGTGAGCTTCGGCTGCGAGCTTTGGTTTGTAGTCTAGGACGAAGATGTTCATACTAAGAACCCTCTGGATAGTTTGATTCTATCACAGAGGTGGGGAGGTTGTCAAGGGCAAGTGGTCAGACGTCGTAGATCAGGCACTCCAACGACTCTGGGTATCTCTTGCAGAAGTCCCACAGCGGAGCTATAGCGCCCTCGGTTTGCGGTTCCGGCTTTACCTCGGGGGCGGTTGAGGTACGCTCCTGGAGGTTGTCGTCGTGTTCCATTGGTGATCTGGCTAGTTTTCTTTAAACCCTATGGGAGATACTGGGATCGAACCAGTGACATCCTGCTTGTAAGGCAGGCGCTCTACCGCTGAGCTAATCTCCCTCTTCGAGCTCGTCCTCGTAGCTGCTGGGTTCTTCGAAGAGCTCACGAAGCTTGAGCCTATTGGCCAGCTCCAGTAGCCTGGAGAAATCTTCTTCCTTGGTCAGTTGTTCAGCCATCGAAGAACTTTAAACTGCTACATGCACGAGAGAGGACTTGAACCTCCACGGATTACTCCATATGGGCCTAAACCATACGCGGCTACCAATTACGCCACTCGTGCTTAGGTGCGGATTGTCGGGATCGAACCGACCTCAGCGAAATTATGAGTTCCGAGCATTCACCAGATTGCTAAATCCGCAAATAGGGGCGGAGGGACTCGAACCCCCAACCGCGCGGTAATCTGCCGCATACGGAAGGTATAAGCTTCCCGCTCTGCCAATTGAGCTACACCCCCTTGTGTGTTACCCGTATATTATACCAGGTATTAGTAAGTCTGTCTAGAGTCCACGACGAATTCCTCCTTTGTCAGGAAGTCGTAGACGAGGAAGATGGCGTAGTAGCCTGGAAAGTCCACAAGCACCGATCTCACTCCACCGAGCCTCTCGCGCTTATCTTTATAAAATCTAACGGTTCTGAGAGATTTCACTTAAATTTTTGTATCTCTTGGCGGGGCTGCTCGACGTTGAACATTCTTCCAAGCACGTCACTCTCTGCTACTACAAACGAGAAGAGCATTAGCGCTCCGGCTATAATCCACCGGTATTTAGAAAGATCCGAGATCTTCTTATGAGCATCTTCCACAGAGTCTTTGATCTCTTTCACTCCTGTATTGAACTTCTCAAGATCCTGCTTTCTCTGCTCTTTGAGCTCGTCGAGAAGCTTCATGATGGCAGCGTCGGACTGTATGGTTTGATCAAGCCGCTCCTCGTGGCGAACGAGGATCTTAGCGACGTTCTGATTTGCTTCAGAGATCTTGTCCACTGCTGCCTCGAGTTTGGCTAGCATCTCCTTAGAAAGCTCTTCGTAAACATTTAGCTTTTCCTCTAAAACGGCCATCCTTACATTCGATCCGGAGTCGGGAAGAAAGTTAACCATTTTTATAAGATGCTATTTAAAATACCAAATGGTCTTTCAACACAGATCCCTTCGCGTTTCGCACGGAGAAGGAGGGATTCGAACCCTCGATGGGGGTGGACCCCCATACAGCATTTCCAATGCTGCGCCATCAACCACTCGGCCACCTCTCCAGGCTGGGGTAGCAGGGCTCGAACCTGCGACAGGACGGTTAACAGCCGTCTGCTCTACCAACTGAGCTATACCCCAAGCCCCCGACTGGATTTGAACCAGCAATCTTCGCTTTACAAGAGCGCTGCATTACCATTATGCTACAAGGGCATTATGCCTCATAAGAAGCAACGGAAAGGAGAGGATTCGAACCTCCGGAGACTTTCATCTCTTTTGTTTTCGAGACAAACGCCTTAAACAACTCGGCCACCTTTCCAATTTTGATGGAGTAAGTGTGTTATATCTTATATATAACAGGGACTTACCCTCTATCAATAGTATATATGACATTTAATTGAATGTCAACGTCCTCTGCAGGATTTGAACCTGCGACTTCTTGGTTCGTAGCCAAGCACTCTATTCCGCTGAGTTAAGAGGACAGGCGAAGGGATAGGGACTTGAACCCTAACTAGAACTTTTGGAGAGTTCCGTGCTACCAATTACACCATCCCAACGGGGTGTCGTATGAGAATTGAACTCATCTTTTCTGTTCCACAAACAGATGCCTTAACCACTAGGCTAACGACACAAGGCAGTGAGTAGAATCGAACTACCGACATAGAGGGTATGAATCTCTTGTTCTACCACTGAACTACACTGCCAACGGAAGTGGTTGGATTTGAACCAACGGTGCCGATTACTCGACACGGAATCTTAGCAGGATTCTGCGATAAGCCACTCTGCCACACTTCCTAGGTGGAACCGACAAGATTTG